TGGATTCACTGGTTCTACTGGATTCATTGGTGCTACTGGTTTCGTTGGTGCTACAGGATTCATAGGTTCGACAGGATCTCAAGGTCTTATAGGAGCAACTGGTTTCATTGGTGCTACTGGATTCATCGGAGCAACTGGTGTTGGTGTTACTGGATTCGCTGGTGCAACTGGATTCACAGGTTCTACGGGTAACTTCGGAGCAACTGGTGTTGGTGCTACAGGCTTCATCGGAGCTACTGGTCCTATAGGAGGTACGAATACACAAGTTCTCTATAATTCTTCTGGAACAGTAGCAGGATCTTCGAATCTAACATTTAACGGAACTACTTTAAATACTAATTCATTAACAATAAGTGGTAATTTAACTGTTGATACAAACACTTTATTTGTTGATTCAACAAATGACAGAGTTGGAATTAGTACAACAACTCCTGGAACTAAATTAGAAGTATTTGGATCTATAACCGCAAGAGCAGCAACAACACAAGATTCGGTAATACTTGCTGGTCGTGCTGGTGGTACAGGGTCATTTGGTGTTACTCTCACTCCAACCACTCTAACTGCCTCTAGAACTATAACTCTGGCGGATGGGAATACGACCTTGCAAGCCGGAACTATGGCAATCACTGGTGGAACGCTTGCTCAATTTGCGGCTACCACGTCCGCACAATTAGCTGGCGTCATATCAGACGAAACTGGCAGTGGTGCTTTAGTATTTGCTACATCACCAACTATGGTCACACCGACCATAACAACCAGTGCCGTTATACCGCTGGTGAACGGTGGTACGGCTGCTTCTTCTACACTAACTCTTCAGTCTACCTCTGGAGCTGGAACATCTGATGCTATCATCTTCAAGACTGCTTCTCAGTCCGAAAAGATGAGAATTGACACAAATGGCAATATTGGTATAGGAACGACTACACCAGCTTATACTCTGGACGTTAAAGCTAGTGTCAATACGGGATTAAGAGTAACAAACACAGGTGCAAGCGACAACGTACAAATTCGGTTTCGTGGAAATCAAACCAACGCCGACCAATGGGCTATTGGAAATGAAATTGCTACAAACGGAACTGGTAGAAATTTTGATATTTATGACATGGTCGCCGGCAATAGATTACGCATCAACTCTAGCGGCAACGTGGGCATCGGGACGATGAGTCCGTCATACCTGCTCGACATACAGAAAACTACAGGCGAAGCTGTTTTCCGTTCACTTGCTGGCACCGTTGATTTTAGGTCATATGCCTCGCAATCATTCAGTGTTGGGTTCACTGGGACGTTTTCCGATCACTCTCTTTTGATAATACAAAACTCTCTCGAGAGGATGAGGTTTGCCAGCACCGGAATCAATGTCGGCGGTGTAAACCCCACTGACGCTAATTTTGCTATATTTTCCACAGGCCTGACATATGTTCCGCTAACAGTTCAACACACTGCATCAACTACAAATGATGCGCCAGTAGCAATGCAACTGAAAAGGCTTTCATCCGGCACGCCTGCTGCTGGTATGGGGTGTAGGGTTCAGTTCGTACTGCAAGATGCAGGCGGAAGTCAAATTGGTACTCATGAAATTGTTTCGGCCTGGAGCAATGCCGCTGCTGCCAACAGAGAAACCAGCTTGAGAATCAATTACTCCAAAGCCAATGTCAATAATGAGGCTTTGAGAATCGACACAGATGGCAATGTCCTAATCGGATACACAACATCAAACGGCGCATACAAGCTACAGGTCAACTCCCAGATCTTTGCTACGAATGCAACAATCGCTACTTCAGACGGAAGATACAAACAAAATATTTCTGAACTCACATCTGGGTTATCAGTTATAAATAAACTTAAACCAGTTAGTTTTAATTGGAAAAAACATTCAATACATAATTTTGATGAAGAAACACAAATTGGATTTATTGCACAAGAAGTTAGAGATGTTTTAATTGATACACCATATCTAAAATCAATTATAAAACAAAATCAAACTACATTACCGGATGGTACAATAGAAGAATTTTATGGTATGTCTGATACTAAATTAATACCAATTCTAGTGAAATCTATTCAAGAATTATCGGATAAAATTAAAAGACTAGAGGAAAATAATGCCTAAAATTAACATCACATTTGAAGAAGAAGGACAAACTCCTGTTGTATTGGAAATACCAGAATCAACTGCTGCTGCTTTAGAAGCATTTATTCAGGAACAAAATAATCTAAATAAATCTCCTCTACCACCAAAACAAAATCCAGAAGATCCAGATCCACCACAAACATTAAAATATAATGGAAAAGCAGATTTATTCTTACAACACACATCAAATACTCTGTTAGAACCAATAATTAAAAGATTTGGAACATCTATAACTCAGAATGATCCTACGTTATTAGAACAAATTCAAGATTTAGAATTACAAAAAAAAGCTCTAGAAGAACAATTTGCCAATTCGTTCAAACCAAGATTCTTATAAATATTTAAATGAGTAGATTAAATGAAGATAGATTAGATAACATATTTGACTTTGAAAAGCCACAATTCTCAGAAGAGATTGTCAAAAAAGAAACGACAATTGACAATACTTCTGAAGATATTGAAGCTGTAAAGAAAATACATTATAATCTAATCGAAAAATCTCAGGATGCTTTGGATAACCTAATGGACTTCGCCAAAGCATCCGAATCACCACGTGCGTATGAAGTAGTTGCGAATCTCATTAAAACGACTGCTGATGTTGCTAAGAATTTAGCTGATATATCTACAAAAGAAAAGAAAAACTCACAAGTTGAGACGATAAATAATACACAAAATAATATGTTTTTAACAACAACTGCTGAACTTCAGAAGTTGTTGAAGGGTAGTAATAAAGATGTCTGATATTAAAAATTATTATCTTAATCCAAAGATTAAGAAAATTGAATTACAAGAAGAGTATACTCCTGAACAAGTTAAAGAATATGTAAAATGTTCTCAAGATCCAATCTACTTTATTGAAAATTATGTTGAAATTAATTCATTAGATAAAGGATTTGTGAAGTTTATCTTACGTGGTTATCAGAGAGATCTTATTAAGTCTTTACATGAAAATAATAAAACAATTATTCTTTCATCAAGACAAAGCGGTAAAACAGTTACAACTGCCGCTTTTATTTTGTGGTATGCTTTATTTAATCCTGATAAGACAATTGCAATTCTTGCAAATAAAGCACCTATTGCTAGAGAAATTTTAGCAAGAATTATTGCAGGTTTAGAAAGAGTTCCTTTCTTTTTACAACCTGGAACAAAAACTCTTAATAAAGGATCTATTGAATTTGGTAATGATTCTAGAATAATTGCATCAGCAACTTCTTCTGATGGGATAAGAGGTATGTCGTGTAACTTTCTTTATCTTGACGAATTTGCATTCGTAGATAATGATGTTGAATTTTTCAAGTCTGTATTCCCGACAATCTCATCAGGTGATTCAACAAAGATAGCAATTTCTTCTACACCACACGGATTAAATCTTTTCCATAAGTTGTTTAAAGATGCAAAAGATGGAAAAAATGACTTCACTCCATTCGAGATAAGTTGGGATATGGTTCCAGGTAGAGATGAAAATTGGAAGATATCTCAGCTTGAAATTCTTGGTGAACATGGATTTAGACAAGAATATGGAAACGAATTCCTAGGATCGTCTAATACTTTAATTGCAGGCCATATTCTACAAACTCTTACATGGGAAGAACCAATTAAATTAGACACAACTAAAACAATTCTCGAAGATCCAAAAGAAAACCACAATTATGTTATAACTGTTGATTCTTCAAGAGGAGTTGGAGAAGATTATTCAGTTGCAATTGTAATAGATGTGACAACTTATCCATATAAAATTGTATGCACTTATCGAGATAATAATATCCGACCAATACTTTTGTCAAATGTAATTGTTGAGATGGCAAAGAAATATAATGGCGCTTTATTGTTAATAGAAAGAAACACAGTTGGTCAAACTGTAGCAGAATCTTGTTTCTACGATTTA